GTAGAAGCTACAACTCTTGCCACGCATAACTTTTTCACTGATGCAACGGGCACAAGCACTGGCAACCTGACTTTCCAGCATGGCAGCACTGGCGGAAACATTGTTACCTTCACTGCCGCTCAAATTGACCTAGGCGGTCCGTCTTATAGCGACGCCGATGGCATTCAGATGCTTACGTTGCCATACATTGCAACGCCAACTTCAGCAGGCAATAATGAGTTCAGTCTTGCGTTCACTTAATGGCACTGGTCCTCAAGGAATCTGATTCCTACAGCTGGCCTATTACATACCGGCAACCAGTCTCCGGCGGACGGCGCGAAAAGCAAGAGTTTGAGGCAGAGTTTAAGCGTCTGCCCCAATCTCGCATTGCTGAAATTCAAGAGTTAGCGCAACAACGTATTGACGGCGTTGAGTCTGAAATCTCAGACGTCAGCGTTGCTGATGAAATCTTGGTTGGCTGGGCCGGCATTGTTGATGGCGATGGTGAGCCCTTAGCGTTTACGCGTCGCACAAAAGAACAGTTGCTTGAGTTGCCAATGATGGCAGCATGTTTAATTGAGGCGTATTTCAATTCGCTTGTGGAGGAAAAGCGGGGAAACTAATAGGCGCCGCTAAGTATTGGGCTGGCGGCGTAGAAATTGATGAAACAGCGGAAGACGCAAAGCTTTTTGGCATTTCATTGCCAGAAAAAAAGCGCGTCAAAGACTTTGAGGTTATCCCTGAGGCTTGGGCTGCTGTTGTGATGTTCATGCGTGTGCAGACGCAATGGCGGATCAGTGCCAATGGCATTGTTGGGCTTGATTACAACGCGGTGCGTTGGATTTTTGAGCTGTATGACGTTGATGACCCGCGACGGCTGCTAGATGATTTGCAGATCATTGAAGCTACAGTGGTGGAGACTCTGAATCAGCGCGAGAAGTAGGCATGGCTTTTGACATGACGACCGCGCTGACCATTAAGGCGAACGTCGTTGGCGAGAATCAAATAACGGGGCTGCAGAAAGGTTTAGGCAAGGTCGCAGGTCAATCAAACAGAACTGCAACTGCAATGCAGCGTTTGCGAAAGGCAACCGGTGGTGCGCTTGGGGCCATGCGTAATTTTTTGCCTGTTTTAGGGCTGGCAGGCATTGGAGCTTTTGCGAAAAGCACTCTTGATGCAGCGGACTCAATGTCAAAGCTGTCGCAGCGAACTGGCATTGCTGTGCCGGCTTTGGATCGCTTTAGGCAGGCTGCAAACTTGAGCGACACCAGCATTCAAAGCCTTGAGCGTGGGTTTCCGGCGCTGACAAAAAACATGAAGACGGCTGCAGATACTGGGAAAGGCCCAATGTTTAATGCCTTTCAACAGCTTGGCGTATCTATAACGGATGCAAGCGGCAAGTTGCGTGGGGCAGATGTTGTGATGCTGCAGATTGCAGACCGATTTCAAGGCATGGCAGATGGTTCTGAAAAGGCTGCTCTAGCGTCAACAATTTTTGGAACCCGCATTGGTTCTGAGTTGATCCCAATGTTGAATTTGGGCGGAGAGACAATGCGCAATTTTTCAACTGTAATGACTCAAGATTTTGCGGACAGGTCAGCAGCATTTAACGATAAATTGACAATTATGAAGCACAGACTTCAAGAAACTGGCACGACAATTATGGTGGCATTGTTGCCCCACCTTGAAAGGTTGGCAGATGCTGTTGACGGATTGGCAACAGCTTTTAGCAATATGCCTGAACCGTTACAGGCAATTATCCTCGGCGTTGACGCTTTAGCTGCTGCATTTGTTCTTTTAGCCCCAGCTATCCCTGGCATTGTTTTAGCCTTTAAGGGTTTAGCCGCGCTAAAAATAGGGGCAACACTGGCGGGCTGGGCTGCTGTTATTCCAATGATTGGAACTGCTTTAAGTGGCTTGCTGCCAATTCTTGCCGGCGTTTTTACTGGCCCAGTTGGTTGGATTGCATTGGCTGCAGCTGCAGGCGTTGCGTTATTTGCTTTCCGCGATAACATTGCTGCTGCTTTTTCTGGTTTAGTCAATGCAGTGAAAGCACCTTTCAATGCAATTGCAGGCTTTATCAAGGGTATTTTCAACGCCGTAATTGGGCAAGTTCAAGCCAGCGTCAACGCTGCAATTGGCGCGCTGAATCGCCTAATTAGGATTGCCAACAGAGCGCTAAGGGCGATTGGTTTGAGCGGAGTTGGCACTATCCCAAACGTAAACCTCCCTCGGTTTGCTGATGGCGGTGTTGTCAATGGCCCAACTGTTGCAATGGTTGGCGAAGGTGGTGAACCTGAGTACATCATTCCGCAGTCAAAGATGGCGCATGCCGCTGCGAACTATCTTGGCGGCGCGCGTGGTAGGTCTGTCATCCCAGCCTTTGCCAATGGCGGCGTCGTTGGCCCAGGGGCAGCAGCAGGAGGCATGAGCGGTGGCGCTGCTAACACCACTGTTCAGATCACAACGGGACCGGTGTTGCAGCAAGACGGTCAAAATTATGTGACCGTCAATGATCTTGAGCGTGCCCTGAAGTCATTTGGCAATCAAATGTTCAGAAATGCGCGGACCCCAGGCGGTCGCCGTTATCAAGGTATCTACGCATGAGCAGCAGAGCCCAAAGCCAATTCCTCAGAATCTTTAGCACCTCGACAACCTACGTCAGGTGGCAAAGCTATTACGTCAACCAAACAGTGACGCTCGACAGCAACTCTTGGGAATTTATGCCGTTTACTGTCAATGGAATCACAGAGACCAGTGCGGCTGGCGGTCAAGATTTAACGGTTGAGATTCCAGCGACAAACAGCGTGGTTTCAGAGGTTGAAGCGGCGATTAACAATAGCCGCTTTGTAGAAATCCAAATTTTTGAGTTCAATAGCACTGGCAACCAAAGCGCACCGCAATCAACGCAAACGCTGATCGCAGAATTTACAGGACAGATTCAGGGCCTTTCGGGTAATTTCACTCGCTTAGAGTTAGAACTAGGCAGCGCCCTGGCGCCAGTCGGCGCACAAGTGCCGCCGCGTAAGTACAACTCATTTCTTATTGGAGCACCTTTGCGGAAATGACGATCAGGATTGCTGACCCACTTGGCTTGTTAGCAGCGCAGAACGGTGTTTCTGACGGGCCTGCTGTTGAGGCTGCTGCAGCTGCTGCAGATAGCCTGAACTCTGCGCAAATGGCGGCGAGCATTGGCGAACCTGTCCCAATCGTCTTCTGTCGTCAGGTCAGCAGCAACGGTGGGATTTTTGTAAGCCCGAAAGCTACAGAGGCAAGATACGAAAACGCCGAGAGCACCAATGTTTTGACCGTCAGCTTGATGTTGGTTTTGAGTGAGGGCAGCCTTGCGACCGTGCCAATCAAAGATGTTTTTCAAGGTGCTTGCCGTAAGGGCACATGGGCGCAGACGTATGACCGCCGCGCAGGCACTTGGACGCCTGGCAATAACATTGGTTCGACGACGCTTTCAGGCGCAACAATTTGGGATTGCCCTCAGTATTGCGGCACTTCTGGGCGTTATGACAACATGACGACGCTCAGTTATATCAACACTTTTGACGACGCTGACACCCGTTGGGATAACCAGGTACACGTTTTTGTGCGTAACGGAATGCAGGTCACGCGCATCCTTGATGACAGCCTAGGGCCTAGCAATAATTTCATTGATCTTGCTTTGTATTTAATTAGGCAGTCAAGTCAGATTGCTGAAACCCTGATTGACACAACGGGCATGACTGCTGCGGCTAACTTTACCAACGCAAACAGCTTTTTCTTTAATGGTCAATTTAGTGAAAGCTCAAATCTTGAGGAATGGCTGACAGCAACAGGAGATTACTTCCTGCTTCGCTTAATTCAATCCAAGGGCAAATATAGCTTTAAGCCAAGGGTGCCGGTCAACGCAAACCACACCATCAACACTGGCAAGATTGACTTTGACTTTACGTTTACCGAAGAGCACCTGTTGCCTGATGGTTTTGAAATTGAATATGTTCCGTTGCCTGACCGGCAAGACATTGCTTATGACATGGTCTGGCGTCAGCAACCTGATGCTGACATTGGCTTCCCCCGTTCCACACAGGTCAAATATGTAGACCTGGCCGATAGCGGTCCATATGAGCAGCACGACCTAAGCGCCTTTTGCGCTTATGAGGATCATGCGGTCAAGGTGGCAGCGTATAAGCTTGCCCGCCGTAAGTACGTGACGCACACGTTGCGAATCACTGTTAGATCAGGGACATACAACAGCAGCCTTGGGATTGGCGACATTTGCCGCGTTCGCTTGCGGCGTGAGACCGCTGTAGGTAACCCAGGGTTTCACGATTACATTTATGAGATTGAGAGAATTGAAAAGACAACCGGCGGCGCGTGCGTGTTTACGTTGACTCATTTTCCGATTGATAGTCAACAGCGCAGCTTGGTTGCGCGAACGGTTGCTGCAGCATCGGGGCCTGGAGTGACAATTGACGTTGGCCGCACTGATTTTTCATGCGATGAGAACAGCGCTACAGACGACACCGGATTGGCAAATCAAGGCGTTGATTACCCTGCTTTTGATGCCCCTACTGGCGGCAGTGGCGGAGGTGGCGGGGGCGGCGCCGGTGGCGCTACGGGCACAGAGCTTGACGCACCGGAGGATGAAGGCGAACCAATTGAACCGCCAGACAACCCCGAAGATTCATTAGAGGAAACACAAGACCTTGAGCTTTTCTCTGGGGAGCATGATCCCGGCGATGAGCTTAACGTTTCAACTAATGATTTCAGTTGCGTTGGACAAGTTCAATGGTTTAAAGTTGACAAAAATACTGGCGAACGTGAGCTAATTTCAACGCAAACTGAAGCGATAAACGGTAACTACACTTTGCAGATTACTGTTGATACGATTGATCATGAAATTGTGGCGATTGGGCGTTGCAGTGATCCGTCCACAGCGTCAGGCTTTGGTGCACCGATAGAGCTTGGCAGGACTGATCCGATCCCAACAAATACTAGGGTTTACAACAACTTTATTCAAACAAGCTCGGACCCAGATGACACTTCTGAACAGTTATCTTATCAAGGCCCCGCTGAAATTGAAATTAGCACAGTTAAATGCTTGAGCTGCAACGGTCAGACTAAAAACTGCAGCGAGTCAGGAGCAAGGCCAACATATAGGATTAAAAACAAATATTCGCAGACCAATACTTGTCAAGTCACCGTTCACAGCGGCTTGCCGTTTACTGACAAAGTTGCAGCGGAAAGTTGCAATGTGTCGCAAAATTGGAAAGACACCGCAATTGATATTCCTACTCTTCAATCCTATGAACTGTTTCGCACGGACAGCTGTTAATTATGGCAACCTTCCCAGCACTAGAACCGGCAACGCGTACTTATACGCCAGGCACAAACGCCAGCACACAGTTTGCGGTATTGAACGGCGAAAATTCAAGCGTGCGCCATTCAAACGCTGCTGTAGGCCATGTTTTGCGCTTATCGTTTGACCGTCTAACATCAAACGAAAGATTTAATCTAATTGCACACTACGCAACGCATGGAATCTTTGAAACCTTTGATTTGCCAGATTCTATTTTGACGGCAACAAACCTTTCGTTTCCAACTGACTATTTATTTAGATACCAAGAGCCGCCGCAGGTTGAGCA